ACAGTTAGTTCACAAACAGCCATTGATGCATCGGTATATTCTTCAAGAGGTGAGTCAGAATGCAGTACTAATTCAGAATCATTTTTAGTTTTACATTTGTAATTAAATAACTTATCCCAGTTCTCTGCTAGTTCTTGGGTAATAACTCCATTATGAACAATGGAGTGTTCATCATTCGCTATCGGCTGGTTATACAATAGATCGCTAGTGCTATATCTACAATGACCAATAAGGTAAAGATTGCCGTCATCATTAACCATCTCCTCTAAATTATCTAAATGAACAAATCTATCAGCAGGTACTGCTTCTTTGAATGTAACTACCTTACTGTCTTTAATATACGATAGCCCAGTTGCGTGCATTCCCCGAATCTTAGACTCAAGAAACACTTTACGGATTGATTCAAAATCCTTGGCAGCTGGATTCTGAATCAAAGCACCAATTACACTACACATTAAAAGAAACTTTCAAGTGAAGAAGCATTTGATTCTGGATGCATCTTAATCAATTCTTCACGACCAAGTTTTTCTTCACAGTAGTCATACCACTCTTGGTTATCCCACATAGATTCCGATACGCCATTCCATAATGGTTTCCACAGTGGGTGCTCTTTGTTTAGTCTACGTGATTCAACAAAGTTATAGCGAGTTTCTTCATACTCATGTGAGCCAAGTTCTAACATTTTCTCACGGAAATAAACTACCAATGATACACGCTCAGAACCTTCTTCACAAACAATTGGTGTATTGCCGTGCATGACTTCGTGATTATTAATTAAAAGCAAATCTCCTGGACGAACATTTACTGCTACACGATACTCTGGAGCAATCAAATATCCACCAGTGTAACGACCATCATTTGATAATGTTAGAAGGTTAGATAAACCCTCATTCAAATCACCAGCATCTCTATGAGCAGCAGTTCTAAATGTTTTGTTAACAGTGACTGTTGTAAATGGAGTTCCAGGTACTAAGAAACGTGGATCTAGTTTATTGGCTGCAGCCATTTGCGCATTGTAGCGTTCTGGTAGAAGATTCTTAAATCCTTCAGAAAGATTCTGTAGGAATGGATATGACATTTTGAATTTCTCAAAGTTGTCACGAGTGTAAGAAGTGGCACGACCATAAGGGATGCGAGGATAACGATCGAACCAGCCAGCAATACCAGAGTTTACCGCAGTACCATAGGTAGTTGTGCTAATCATTTCCATGACATCTTCACACGCTTCTGCTCGATTCTGGCGACCCAATGGTTTGATAGTATCTAGCCATGCTTCAAAGTCAAACTTGCTTCCACGGAAACGAGAGATAACCCATACGTTGTTCTTGCCACTACCACCAGCCATACGCTTATCAGTTTCAGTAGGGTACTTGGCACGAACAGTATCAATTACATCTTCTTCATCAAGAGATGAGTTGCGATTTTTCAGCAACGCATCCATCATCTCTTGTTGATAGTTTGTGACCCACTCACGACCTTCGGTTGTGGCAAGAATGCCATCTTTGATACCAGAAGCAAGTCCACGATTCTCTGTGCGAATAGCTGCTTCTCTAAGTCCGACATATGCATTGTCTTGTTGCTCTTTACTGAAATAATTTTTACGAAACTTTAATACGATTCGTTTCTCTGAGATTGGATCTTCACCCATTTGCGGTGGCATATAAACATCACAATCTTCTTCAATTAGAAAATCGTAATGTGATTCGTCAACAAACTTACCAAGAAGATGTTCACAATTATGTTTTTGTTCCGCTACAATTACTTTAACCATATCTTTCTCCTAAAACTTAAACCCACTGAAACCTTCTGCTTTTTGTCGCTTGCCAAATTCACTCTTGTCAAACATAGGAACATCTGGTTCTCTTGATTGTCCAGAGTCAGATAAACCTACTTGGGCAGATGCTTCAACATCATATAACTTCATCTTTGCTCGATCAACACCAATAACAAATCTCTTATAAAAACTTGGATCATTATAACGATTCTTCAATTGCTTTACAATAATCTGATTCAATTGCTCAAGTTCTTCATTTGAAACTAACGCAAACATAAGGTCAGCAGTGGCAGGTAATCCAAATGATTCAGAAGTATCTTCTAAACCTGGATCGCTATTTGTAAATCCACTTCGAGTAGTTTGTGTGGCTGAAACAATCGGAACATTAAATTCTACTGCCAAACCACGTAACTCTTCAGCGATGGACTTTATATATGTATAAGAATTAATACTTCCACCTTGCTTCATACGTTGGCTTGCGCAAATATTCAGATAGTCAATGAAGATAATATCAGGTTGAAATTCACGTTTTAATTTTAACTCTTCCAGCAATGCTCTAAAGTGACCAGAATGTGCACCAGCAGTAGGATATTCTTTTACGATTAGCTTACCTTTGGTTTTACCTGCGATCTTAGCAATCCGACTATCAAAGATATCCTTATCAATAACTTTCAATTCATCCATGGTAAGGTTCAACAAGTTCGCATCAATACGTTCAGCGATACGTTCCTCAGCCATTTCCATGGTAATATAAAGCACGTTTTTACCTTGAGTCAATACTCCAGCTGCAACGTGACACATAAACAAAGACTTACCAACACCAGTACCAGCCAATACAATGTTCAGAGTTTTCTTACTCAAACCACCTTTGGTAATTTTGTTGAACATGTCTAGATCAAATGCTAGTTTTTCTTCCACCCGATGATAGAAGTCGTACCTCGCGTCGCTATCTTCGATATAATCATGCCCAACGTGATTATCGAAAGAGATGGCAAGAGCATCAGAAAGGATAGTAGGAATTGCGTCTTTTGTGTGGACTTTATCGCCACCGTCAATGATCTTGATCGAATGTAAAATTGCATTGTACACTGCCTTATCTTTACAAAACTTTTCTGTTTGTTCTAACATCCATGTCTCATTAACTTCCTCATGAGTCATTTCGTTTACGTATGTGTTAATCTCAACAAGTTCTTTATCATTGATATCAGTTCTGTTACCAACTTCAATTGATAGAATTTCTTTAGTCAGTGGCTTGTTATACTTCGTAAAGAAATCTACAATGACTTTAGAAAGGATAGCTTCTTTTCGTTCTGAAAAATAGTCTGTCTTGATAAACGGGATTACCTTGCGACAATAATGCTCATCATATATCAGATTCGTTAAAATCTTTGTTTCTATTCTCATCAATTCCGCCAGTGTAAGTAATATTATTTCTTTGTAGTTCATCCATCATGATAAACTGAAGTAAGTCGCCAATATAAGTTTCAAACTCTTCTTTGACATATTCAATATCATTCTCATGAACCTCATACTCAAAGTTAAGTTTGCAAGTATCACCTTGTTCATCAAACGAAACTTTACCGTAAGAATATATTATACCTGAGTATTGCCCAGAAGTCAACTTTATTGCGTCATGTCCTGTTTTGCGATTCTCAACCACCACGAATGGTGGCTTTGCAAGTTGTTCACTCATCAAATGTCAATGCCTCAAGTGCTTCATCAAGGTCATCGCGCATCATTACTTCACCTTGACCAATAGAATATTTGTTCTTGATAAAATCATAGAAAGATTTACTTGTAAGAATTGGTAGCCAGAAATCCTTTGAGTCAGTATCTTTGATACGATGTTTTTTATCATCGACCTCGCCAGTTTCTTTATTTACCTTTTGATACCAACCATTGCTTGGCTTGATGACATGTCCAGATTCCAAAGCAACGTCAAGTAAACCAGACCACTTACTGAGACCACCATCAAAAGATACGCTAACAGGTATCTTAGATTTTTCTTTGACATAACGACTCTTTTCTACGTTGATAATAAAGTTATAACCTACAATCTCTGTTCCTTCTTTCTCTTGTTGACGACCAAGGATGTATACGTTATCTGCAGAATACATTGCACCAGTACCACCACCAACGATTGCTTTAGGGAACATACCAATTTCCATGTATGTGTGATTAACAACAACCAGTGGAATATCTTTCAAATTCAAGTGTGGTGTGACCATACGGAACAAACTCTTTAGTTGTTTTGCTCGAGTCATATCACCAACAGACTTACCTTCCATGGCATCTTCAACTTCTTTCTTAGAAGCCAAATTACCAATTGAGTCAATCACGATAATCAAATGATCACCACGCTCGACTTCAGATAACTGTTGCATGATATCAAACTTCAATTGTTCTATATCGGTAAGAGGGGTATGGACAACACGTGACGTGTCGATTCCGAAAGTATCAAAGTAAGACTGAGGAGTACCGAACTCA